GAGAATTATTACCAACATTAATTCCAACACTGCCATAATAATCTGGTTCATAGCCAGACCTTTTTTCGCGGGACGCAGAGGCATTAAACATTCCCATCTGGCCAGCAATTGCTATCTTGGTAAATGTACCCACGTTTGAATCATTAAAAAGGCTTGCGCCTGTGGCGGCATCAGTAACATTTCTATTTGATCTTGTTCTTGTTCCCATTGCCGATCCTTGCAGATCAACTGGCCCTATAGATGTCTGGCCATCCACACCCACACGAATAGTATTGGCGCTATCGTCAACATTAGCGTTCCCAAAAGAACCTAAATTTCTTTCGTCAGTGTAACCAATTGATGGCGTGACTGAACCCATTCTACCTTTAAATGTCTTGTTGAGATCAATCTCTGCCCTAGAGCCATCAGGGCTAGTGGTGTAATTGATACCACCAGAAAAAGGCAGGTTAAATTCTGTAAGGTCTATATCCGCATAAGCGTCAAGCAAAGCGTTGGGTCTGTATTCTTCTTTCATTACGCCCTCATTGGTTGTGGCTGTGGTTGTGGCTGTGGATTTGTTGGAGCTTGTGGCATAGCTGATGCAATAGAACTTAACGCACCCATATCTCCTCCACCCATACGCCGTTTAATCTCAGCCACTTTATCCATTAGGTATTTGTTCATATCCATTGGTGGTTGCTGACCCCCACCTTGGGAGTTCGGTGGGGGCGCACCCTGTGGTCTTTCTTGCGGTAATCCGCCAAAAGCCGCAGGATTAATAGGTGGCAAATTATATGATGGTGGGTACATTCTTCATTGCCTCCATTTGTATCTTAGCCGCGTTTTTCTCTCGCTCAAGCTGTAGTTCCGCCTCTAGTTTAACAATCTTAGCCTGCATGTCAGCTTGTGCCTTCGCCATTTCAATTTCCATGTCCTGTCGCGCTTCAGCCTGCTTGATCTCGATGTTAGATTTAGCCTTGGCCTGATCCGCCTGAATTTGTGCTTGTGTTCGAGCCTTGAGTGCCTCGGTTTCAAGTTTAGCAAGTTCAGTTGCCATTTGCAGTGGATTGCCTTGGCCTTGACCTTGTTGGCCTCCCATCATGCCCTTCATAGCTTCGATCTGTTTCATCTGCGGTGAAGCCTGAACAACTTGAGCCGCACGTTGGCTAATCAAGCGATCCATCTCTGGGTCAACATCATTGAACTTAAACTTAGGATCTTTGAAGTCTGGCAGTGGAGGCATTTCCATATTGATGCCCTCTTCCATACGCTGTCGATATAGCAATGCAATGTGTTCAGCAATGTGAGCAATAAGAACTGGAGCCATTGTTTTTTGTGCCGCTGGATTGCCTGCCAGTGATGGGTCTTGCATAAACTGCATGTGAACCGCAATGTGTGCATCGTGATCCTGCTCTGGGAATGCGCGGATTGGCTTGCCATACATAACGCTCATGTTTTCATCAACTGGATCCATCTGCACAGCTTCCGCTGGCTTCTCTAAGATTTCGTCGATGTTTGGTATTCTGAGCGCCTCATACATGCGCTTGTATGCATTATATAAATTATGGAACTGTGGCGCAGATCGTGACATTTCTAACACAGCTTGTGCCTGTGCAATGCGCTGGGCTGTCGAGAATATGTTTGGATCGCTTACTGGTATGATGTCAATTCGATCATTAAAGTCAGATCGATATATTGTATCTGAAGCTCCAGCCTGTGAGAAAGTAAATTCGTCAGGTAGATTCTCAGCATTTAGAGCCGCAAGTAGTTTAAACTCTTGGCCTTGCGCGTAGTGTAGTCTCTTGTGTATCGCGCTAAATGCCTTTGATCCCTGCTCGATTAGTGCAACTGTTGATCCAACTGGTGCATTTGGATTAACATCGCCAACGTTTAAGTCGGCTGTACTTGCAAATCTCTGACCAGCTTCAACCATAAAGCCTAGCAAATTAAACAGAGATCCACTTGGCTCTTTAAACGGCAATGGCATAATAGCTTTATTGATGTCGTCAACTGTGCTGTCGATATCTACAAACTCACCGGGGTTAATCTGCATGTCTCCGCCTTGGACACGACCACGCAACTTAAAGCCACCCTGCATGTTTGAGAACGCGGCGCTATCTAGCAATGCACGAAGTGATCCTGTCGCCGCCTTACCTAATCCACCGATCATGTGGTAAAGACCGAAGCCGTAGAAACCTAAACCGGGTAAAAACTTGTAAGATACAAACCAATCTCTGCGTTGCTTTAGCTCGTCTTCCTGTTTCCAGTTGCGTCGAATACTTACAATGTTTTGATTGTCATAGTCGATTGTGATGACATATGGCAGTGCTACTGCATTATCATCTCGATCATCGTCATTCTCTGATTCGCCATCTAGCCCATCAAACAAATCATAGACGTGCATTTCAAGCAGTGTCATTACATCGTCATTGCTATCATCGTACTGATCAACGCCTTCGATTTCACCAATCACATCTCCAGATGGATCTAGTGAATCTCCGCCAGCATATTTGGTTGGCAGGTAATATCCATTCTGGACGTAACGATTGAAGTCGTTCTTTGGCATACGGATAATGTGCGTGTATCGTGGTGACGTATATAAGTCTTTACTCTCTGGAGCGACCACGAAGTCTTCAGCCTTAACAAAGTCAGAGCATTGACGATCCATGTTTACGTTCCACCAAACCTTCTTGAAGGTGTGACCGATTAGTGGCAGGTGAAATAGCATTTGGTCTAGATCAGGGAAATACTCAGGCATTTCCTGTGTGATCTGGTAATTCATAAATTCACGAACTCTGCGACCTTGCTCCTCTAGCTCTTCGTCTGGGCTACCAACGATAACCGATTTAACTGGGCCACCTGATGGGTACAGCTCTGCAATTGCCTTGGCGTTAAATTGTGTAGCGGCTTCAGCAATTAGTGGGTGGACAACGACAGACAGACCGCGAGTTGCTCGCTCTTCTTCGCTCTCCTGCATTCCGCCATCAGGGTCAAGAGTTTTAAGACCTTCCTTGTAGCGTTCCTTCCACTCAGATCGAGCCTGCTCATCGTTTTCGTAATAGCCAACTAACTCCTGCGCTTTTCGTGCAAGTTCTTTATCGTCCATTGCTTCGGCTAGATTTATATCAAACTGAGCCGTATCGACTTCATCCATCATATCTAATTCAGGGTCACCTATTAGGACATCGCCATCTGCGAGTTCCTCAATCATTAGATCATCGCTTGGCGCACCTTCAGCAAAAGGTATAATATTTGGATCAGCCATACATTGTCATCCTCTGTGTTTGTACTGGCTCGTCATCTTCAGGGTCTTCACTATGCCCAACGAACCATCCTTTTCTCAATCGCAACCACGCCTGTGTGCATGTATCCACCACGTCATCATTTGGGTGTGCAGGAAATGCGGCGCAAATGTCTATTAAATCTTTAGCCCATTTTCTATCAGATGGGTAGTAAATTCTTCCATCTTCTAAAAGAGCGGAGCTTGCATGCGCTCTAGCTTCCTTATCTCGGTCAGGTGAATAGGCTACAACAGGCACACCAGCCATACGCAAATCTTGTAGTAAAGATTGACCTGACGCCTTCTTCTCGATCAACACAGCGTCTGGCTCCCAATCGTCATATGATTGCTGTGCAATTTTTCGTAAATCTGGGTAGCTGACCTTGTCGTACCAACATTCTAGAACGATGGCGCACATTGCGCCCTTGTGACGAAACACTCCCCAAGTTGTCCTAGCACTAAAGCTAGAGCTTTCCTTGGCCTCGAACGCTGTATCCCATGACTGTAAAACATATTCGACTTCTGGGAGGTCACCATCCCACGGAACCCACCACGATGCTTTAAGTATTCCGCCACCCTTTGGAGATGGACGTTGCTGTAATTGACCAGCGGCGGCATATGATCCAAGACTTCGCTCAAGGTTTGATAAAGTTTTCTCGTCAATACGATCAGGCCACAGCAACTCACCTTCCTTGGTGCGTGGATCTGTAAACCCAAGTGACGACTTCATCGGATTCGGAGCGCCTACTTCGTACCGAGCAGGCAACATTAGGTGATCCCACTCATCACCAAGTTGATTTGCCAAGACGTGGCCTGTGAGATCCTGCTCGTGTAATCTTTGCATAATAATTATAAACGCACCAGTCTTAGGATCGTTGAGCCGTGTCTGCATGGCCTGATCCCACCAGTCTAACACACCCTCACGCACTTTAGAGCTGTCTGCTTCAATAGAGTTATGTGGGTCGTCGATACAAATTATGTCACCACCATCACCAGTTAACGCACCACCAACTGACGTTGCGATTCGATAGCCTGTCTTGTCGTTCTCAAATCTCTGCTTTTGGTTTTGATCGTCGGTCAAATTAAACTTATCGCCGAAGTGCGCCTGATACCACGGACTGTCGATTAACCTTCTGCACTTGGTGCTGTCCCTGATCGACAAACTAGATGCATAGGATGCATATAAGAATTTTTTGTGAGGTTGGTGCGCCCACGTCCAAGCTGGCAGAGCGACAGCCACGCTAATAGATTTCATATGGCGAGGCGGTACGTTAATGATCAGGCGTTTGATGTCGCCCTCGACTACAGCTTGAAGGTGATCAGATATTGCGTCGATGTGCCAGTTGTTTTTAAATTCAACCCCCGGCTCAATCGTCCCCCATGACGCCTTCGTAAACTCCCTCAATGATCTGCGGTATTTCTCGGCTCTGACCTGTTCCAGCGTTAGATTTGATAAAAGCGTGTTCAATTGCTGTGAGTTCATCTGTGCCAATCCTTGTTAAGTCGAGGGTTAAAGTTCTATCCTCATGAATTTTTGTTTCTGTCTTATCTACCCAACCTGCTCGGTTCTTTAAGAAGAATATCATGGACGGCACGTTGCGATCCACAGTGGCATTTTCAAAGAGAGCGTTAGTCACGGCGTCAATTCCTTGAGCCTGCCCTCTTTTAATAGCATCCGAAAATTCCGAATTTTGCGACTGATGAAGCATGAAAGTTGAAAGTGAAACGCCTAGCATTCCAGCGGCCTGTTCTTTCGTTAATCCCTTGGTCATAAGATTTTGAACTTTATCTAAAACCTCATCGGTGATCTCGAACTTCGGTCTACCGACTAGATTTTTAATTTTGGCGTCTGCCATTTGATGCAACCTTTCTTGCAGTGGTGAGCTGTATGGAGGGAATCATAGACTATAACCCCTACGCCATCAATAGCAGTAGATTTTTGATTAATGGCATTTATGTCATATTATTGGCATATACCAAATCTGCCATAAATGATCTTACTGATACTCCTTATTCTTATAGGTATATTATATATATATATATATTATTATTATTATTGTCATACTGTCATACCCCTCCCCTCTCCCCCACAGGTATAGGTATGGGGGGG